AGATGAACCCAGGGTCACTGAACCGTTTAGTGTGGTAGCACCACTGACATTTAATGCAGTAAAACTGCCAGCAGCCGCACTGGTATTGCCAATGATGGTATAATCCAAGTTGGTGGATCTCAGTGTTGTAAAACTACCTGCCACAGGAGTGATTGACCCAATTGGCCCCGGCGGATTCGCAAATATATTGGCAAATCCAGCGCCGCTCACAGTGCCTGAACTAGACAAATTGGTGAATGCACCTATGTTGGGAGTAATGGTACCAATTGGTGTGTTGTCAATTTTACTAAAACTGGCACTTCCGCCTTGTGTTGCTAGCGATACACCACCGTAAGTGGGCAGTGTTGAAAAGGTCACTGCTCCGGACACTGTCAATGAAGTAAGAGTACCTACACTTGTGATGTTTGGTTGTGCAGCTGTTTGCACATTACCGTAAATATTTGTACTGTTCAAGTTGGCACTGGTAATTGTACCAGCAAAAATATTACCGTATACATTACCGTTGACATTGCCCGACAGATTGCCAGTGAATACCGCAGTGGCGGGTCTAGTGTTGACAACCACTACGGCACTGGTTGGGCTTAGTACATTGCCATTTAACGTTGCAGTTAGTCCAATGTTTTGAATAGTATTTGCAAAAGTAATACCTGGACCAATTGTTGGGAACACTGTTGGAGAACCTACTCCAGGGTTGTCAATTGGGTATTGTGGAGTAAATGTTGAATCTGCACTTAAAACTGCAACTAATCGACCAGCACTGTTGATTCCTACAACATTATGTGTCCCGCCATTTGTATCCACTGTGGTGATTAGTGTGGTACCTGATGTTCCTTGCTGCGCTGTAAATTGGGGGCCAATTAAACTCCAACTTCCACTTTGTGTTATAAACAATTGTTGGGTTAGTGTGTTATAGAAAAAGTCGCCGTTTTTTCCCGGAGTTGGGTAGGTTCCTGCTGGATAACTTGCATTGGTAACTCCGGCCAATGGAGTAAATGATCCTACAGTGGCATCATAAATTTTAAGTACTTTGTTTCCAGTATCATACCATAATTGTCCAGTGATTGGTGCGCCTGATATAATAGAACGCTCAGATCCTGGAGCAGTTGATGCTGCAAAGTTTTCTAATAGATATATTAAGTTTTCATTGAGTTTTTGGCCGTAACCAACTGTGTTTGGGCCCGGTAATTGCAGATTTGTTGCAGTATTAAATGTACTGTCAGCAACGGTTGTAATTGTAGCTCCACTGGAATTTAGTATTGTATAAGACATAATCAGTTCTCTTTGTTGTACTTATCTAAATAAATTGATATTTTACCAATATACATACGCTGCTCCTTGATATCCTGCGCCAGCGGAAAAAATTCCGCTTTTTCCAATTCCGAGCACAGATCCTAACGATTGGTTTGACCCAATGGATCCGCCACCACCAGATCCATAATTTGTTGCATTTTGTCCAGGTCCGCCACCACCGCCAATTCCACCAGTATGTGCTCCAATCACTGCTGGATCTGCTTGATTTCCAAAAATATACCAACCGCCGGCTCCACCGCCAGCAAGCGTTAAATCAACAGGAGTTCCGTTTTGATCTGTGGTGGTGACAACAATTCCTGCACCGCCGGCTCCGTTGACAATATTGGCGGTGCCACCAGTGCCACTGGCTCCGCTACTGGCTCCGCCACCGCCGCCGCCAAGATCCCATTTATTATTGGTCCAACCAGCGCCGCCGGCAGTAAATCCAATGGCACCTTGTTCTACACCGTTGTCCCCTGATGCAGCGCCGCCGCCGCCACTGCCGCCAATGGTTGGGGCCGGAGACTGATTTGTTCCGCCACCTCCGCCACCTCCGCGTGCTATCAGTAGTATGTTTCCTGCGCTATCAGTTACTGTTGTGCTGGTGCCTGCACCGCCAGCTAGTCCGCTGTTGGCCGCCTGAGGTTGTCCGCCTTGGCCAATATTAAATTTGTAAACCATCCCTGGAGTTAACTTAAAATTTTGCTGTACCAATACTTGCCCAGCTCCGCCACCGCCCCCACCGCCATTGGGTCCAGTGATGCCAGCTCCTCCGGCTCCGCCCCCACCAATCAGTATAATGTTGACAGACGGTATCCAGCTGGCTGCAGTAAAACTTGTATTTGTTGTTATGACTGGCAATGCGCCTGTGCTAGGATAAAATTGTTGCCATTGGTTGTCTGAATAAACCCATCCAGCACTGGGAGCGATCCAAGATCCATTGACATATACACTTGGTGCAGGACTTTGAACCCAGGCACCGTTTTTATAGACATAAATTGCTCTAGCTGAACTGGACATAGTTACCCAACTTGGAACCAAAGATCACCAGACTGCGGAACTTTGCCATTTATTGTACCTGCTGGAGGACCGCTGAGTCCAACACTAATAGTCGGAATTCCAGAAAAATTAATTCCTGCAGCTGCAGTGGCAACTGCACTTTGAACAAATTCCGTTGTGGCAATGTTTTTACTGTTGTCGCCCACAGGAGGTGTGACAGATTTTGGAGTGCCTGTAAACACTGGACTTGCAATGGGCGCATATCCTGTTGTGCTGTTTGATATGCTGGTTGATAATGTCGAGCTGGCATTTAATATTTGAGTATTGACCAATCCATACAATTTATTAACAGTGCCATCTACATAAGCAGTTGTAGCTACATTGCCGCTATTGTCTCCCAGTGTATAACCAAAGTTTGGTAAAGATGCTCCTTGATATATTGCATATAACAAACTGGTAGTTGGAGATACTGGGTTTCCGTTGATGCGAATATAATTAGGTATTCCTTGTGTGGCCGTACCTGCTATCACTACCACTGGCACAATAACTGAACCTGTCTGACTGATGGTTACACTAAATCTGGTTAATTGAGTGCCAGCATAGTTAAACACATCAATGTAGTCACCGTTATTGACATTGACCGAGTGACTTAGTGTAATACTGTATGGTTGATTTGATTGGCCCAATGTCGCTGCATATGCCAAGTATTTAGGAGTTTGCGGTGCAGTAGGAATTCCAGTGAATCCTGGTGCATTTAAAGATGCTGCACTGGAAATAGCAGCATTTGCCGCAGTTATATTGGCATTTACACTGGAAATTTGACTTTCAATATAAGCTACATTACTGGAAAACCATCCATTTAATTGACTCAATGATCCTGCAATAGGAGCAGTATTGGCTGCTAGTTGTGCAGCTGCATTTTGAGCAGTGGTGTTGATTTGACTTGTGTAATCATTTATGGCGTTTTGAATAGTGGTATTGATTTGCGATTGCAGTGTTGACAACGAACCTTGTGCACCTGTTATTGCAGTATCAACATATAATTTATTTGTGAGATGATAGTTTGAAGTAGGATTTGCAGAAGAAGAAATTATGCCAGTGTTGCCATTGATGCTTACTGTATTTCCACTACCTGTATAAAAATTTATATTTCCGCCAACATTTAAATTTTTAATACCAACACTAGTGCCAGATGTAAAAATAGTAGCGGTAGTTCCCATTGACAAGTTGGCAGCCAACGTCAATGTGTCAGACATGGTGTTGCTAACATCAGTTCTTGCAAATTGCGACGAAGAGATATTGTTTAGTGCAACTGCATTATTGGCAGTGCCAGAAAAATAAGCTACATTTGCAACAGTAATACCCGGTGCAATGGTCTGTATTCCTGCATTGTAATAACTATTTCCCGGAGCCAAAACAATTGTACTGGTTGTGTCACTGAACACACTTACTAGATTGCCACGCGAATATGTACTTGATACTTGATATGTTGCAGAGTTGATGTCTGTGACTGTTTCGACAAACACTCCACTTTTACCTTGACTGAGAGTATTACCTGGGCCAACCAAGGTCCAAGCACTGCCATTATAAACTTTTAATTGTCCATTGACTGTGTCCCACCACTGGTCTCCGGTTTTATTAATTGTGGGCGCTGTTGGTGAGCTGGTTTGTTCACTGACCGGCAACCAATTGGCACCATCGTAAACATACATACGAGAGGCCGATGTATTCCACCATAGGGTACCTGCAATAGGAGCAGTACCTACGCTTTGTCCAGGCGGAACAGCGTTTGCAAAGTTTTCCAGTAGACGTACAAAATTGTCGTTTTGTATTACTCCATAATTGGTGTAATTTTTACCAATCAGCGATAATCCGGTGTTGTCGTTTTTTGTCCCGTCAAGTATAGTTGCTAGTACTTCTCCACTTGTTTTATAAATAATGTAGCTCATAGTTTATTACCCAATCGAACTTAAATTAGTTAGTGTTTGAATTCTTACAGTATAGTCCAATTGAATCAATCGATTTAATGATTTTTGTACAGGATGGAATACCACGTGTGTCAACAATAGACCAGTGCTTGACAGTCCTGATGTGCCATCTGTGCTACGGCCTCTGAGTCCTAGTTCGTCAAACACATAAGCACCATTTAAATTTTGACTATTGTCAAACGCAGACTGATTTTTTGGCTCGCCGTAGTCCAATAAACAACTTACTAAAATATCAGTGTACACTGTGCCGGGAATATGACTCACAGTCATTTTATTATTGATTGGGTCAATATTGGCTGCACTGGTGTCATCAATGATTTTTGCATAAGTTGGATTATATAAATTACTGTTTCGCCCAATGGTATTGGTGGGCAAATATGTAATAATTCCAGTGGGATCTACACTAGTTCCACCATTTCCAAAATTCATTTCATATATGAAGTTTTGCGATTTATCAGCAATGCTGTTTGCTAGAGCAACACTGAAATTTTCATAGTGGATGGCATTAGCTTTATCAATGAATATTTCTCCAGATTCTGGATCAAAAATTTTAATGTGTCCACGTACATAAATTCCTGAAGATTCATTTGGACGTTGTTGTTTGTTTTCCACTGGGTGTTCCTCTATTTTAACTGGTTGCTGACCAGAGTCATTTGGTGTTTCAATATTTATCATAATATATACCCTGGTGTAGACAATAAGAATTTGGCCTGTATTGTAGTACTTTTTGCCAGCCCGTTGCCGTATGCAGGATACCCGTTGGCCAAATCAATGTCATACCAAGTATGTGCAGATTGCACTGTGGTGCCTGCTGACACTGTTACATTTCCATTGGCTGATATGGTGCCAATTGGTATTGCACTCAGTACATTTCCGCGAATTGCAGTACCATTATATTTTACTGTGTTTGTCAATGTTGTAATTGCACCCGAGTACACTATAACTGGTATTGTATTTGAAGTTGTCACATTGCCTATGACCAATAAATTTGCCGCAATGTTGTTGTCAGAATACAGTTGAGTTATATAGTCGCCAACATTTGCAGTGATTGGTGTTGTTAATTTCAAATTTAAACTAACATTTGACGTAGACTTGTATGTGGTTGTGGTCAACAACACGTTAGAATTAAATACTGTGTTTGGAATTTGTTGTACAATACTAGAGTCAACTACTGCGGTTCCGTTGGCATAAAATTCTGGAGCTCCAGTTCCATCAACTGCACGGCGTATTTGACCCAGCACGTGATTTACATTATCAACTGTGTAGTAAGTTATCTTTTCTCCGTTGATAAACACAATTCCAGGAATGCCCGCTACTGGATCCGGAACTGGCAATACCGACGTATCAGTGACACGTATATTGCTGTCGGTGATATGCAAATTGGCTGCCAAATGGGTCACTGCATTATTAGAAATTCTGGTGTAGATTTCTTTTCCGCTCATGTCTTTGAATATTCTAAAAGATATATTGGCATCTACATTTGCTTCAAACACTTTTAAATTTAAACTGTCGTAAGTGATGCCAGGAACCAATTCTTCAGGAGCGTGACTATTGTATCTGTCATAATATGCACCACCGTCAACGATAATATCATTTGGCGCTATACCAATGGTTCCGGCATAGCTGCTAGAAATAGATGAGTCATATATATTGCCAGTGAACGTGTTGCCGTCAACTTTGACTCCAGGATATTCGATTCCTCCCTGTGTGGCAGCCAGGTTAATATTTCCATTTGTGGCAACAATTCTATCATTGGCATTGTTAAAAGTGCCAATGTTGACAGGAACCACATTGGCAACTGGAAAACTCAAATTAGAATCTACAGTGTAGGAACTGACCAATTTGTACAAATCTGTGCCTAATACCAATACAGTGTTGGCTGATATGGTTGTTCCAATTTGAGCATTGGATACATTGCTCCAAAATACAAAATTATTTGCAGCAGTATAGTTGATTCTATCAAATTTGATAGTTGTTGCAATACTTCTTACCAGGTTGTGTCCTGACCCGTTGTTGTCAAATACATTTCTTAATACTGGATGTAATATTGCACCGGTACCTGTGCCGTTGACAGTTACCGTAGGAGTACTGGTATATCCTACGCCTGCACTTGTAACAGTGACAGATTTAATAGCTCCATTACCCCAAATTGTAGTACTGGCAACTGCTTGTACATTGGCACCACCACCAGTTACTATGATTTCTGGTGGGAATGTGTATCCAGATCCAGGATTATCAATCACAATATTAACAACACCATAGGTGTGATTGCCTGTCCATTGCGTATATATTCCTGAATTTAATTTGTTGTCATCATAACTTTGCTCGCCATTGGGCGCACGATATACATTTAAATTGGCATCCCAATAAGGAGGAATATCAAAATCAGTGACATCGCTACCGTAGGTGTCATTGCCAATGTAATCAACAACAAATTCTCTCAGCACAGTACGATATGGTTTAACTTCCCGAACATAATCTAAATAGTAATTTTGATTATCTGCAATGTAAGCAGGAAATTGCTGCAGTTTTCTGATTTGTTGATTTACATTTAAAAAACTTGTTTTAAAAACCCAGTCAAGATTTTTTTGTTCTGTCAACGCATATTTTACCAAAGTAAAAAATACCTGATTAAAATCTTTCGCTAGATCATCAATTAAAATTTGTGTCTGAATAGCATACAATATTTGCCTGAGTTCCAGTGGTGGTATAGTGCCAGTGGCAATTTGTATAGTACCATTTTGTATACCTACCAAATTGGGAGTTAAATTGTTATCAATGTAATATATTGCAAAATTACCAAGTCCAGTGTCAAGTATTTTAACATAGGTATTGGCAACTAGTGTTAGTTTACCAAAATCAAGTTTATTTGCCACAGTGATATTGATACTTGTTGTGGGATTAAATGTACTGCTGTAGTAGTCAACATAATACCAATATAATCCAACTCCGTTTACTGAGGCATTTGTTTTATAACTTTGTACAGTGGTGGCTGACCACGAAGAACCAGACCAAGTGTATATTGCCCATTTACCCAATTGTGTACTGTCACTTAGTACCAGTACTTTATAATTGGCGCTTAACATTGCGGTATCAACATATGTCAATTCCGCAATAGTTGCAACTGTGATTGAATAAGCTCCAGAATTTGCTGGTGGTATTTTTTGCCCACTGTTTAACAGTGTTAATACTTTTCTTTCTACCACTGGATAACTTAGTAATTTAGAATTAACTATATCAATGTAGTTTGATAACGCCAATGCTGGATTAACAAACATTCCTTGACGCGGAGTTACATTAATTCCATAGGACTGTGCCGGCGATAAACCACTGTCGGGCACAGTGAGTCCGGCTGCATCTTGTTTGGCCAAGCTATCAATTAATTTACTCAATAATATGGATGGTATTTTGCTGGCTGGATTGCCTTCCTGTACCAAACTATACTCACTGTGAATAAGTCCAGCATCTTCTGTTTGTTTAGAAAGATGCAGTACACTGTTTGTACCTGTCAACATTGAGTTAACGTTATACAATGCAACTGTGTCATTTCTCAACGGAGTAAAATATGTCACTGCCTGGCTATGCGGATTTAAAATACCTTCTTTGATACTGATTACACTGTTTGTTTTTCCATGTAAAATTTGATCTGAACCAGTGACCCAGAAATAATATTTCACGTGTATACCACCACTTTGATCAACCCATCCATAAGTTGAGTAACGGCTGTCGTCGGCATGCAACGGACTGCCGCTGCCGCCATCGGCCACGTATTGACTTGGTAGTACCATACTTTCTATCCATTGATAGACATTTACTGTGCTGCCAGGAAAAAATTCTCCCCAATGATTCAATCTATAAATTAATTCACCTTGCTCGTATTCTATGTAGCTGATTGATGAAATATCCCACCATATTTTTCCGGTCTGTTGAGGCCCCCAGTGTCTATCAACAATGACTGATCCTTTGCCAAAATTGTATATTGCAGGATCTGATTGTCTGAAATAATCAATATCTTTGCCAACAGAGTTTAACAGTTTTCCTTTTTTAGGATCAACAAAATCCAACGATGTCAAAATATTTTTATTTGTTTTATTGTAAATAAAAGTTCTATTGATACTGGTGATATCAACTTGAGGTTCTGCGTGTCTTGTTAGTTGCCAAGTGGTCAACGACTGTCTGTTGTTAAACAGATAGTTTGCGCCTTGATTGTTGTGTGCACCCGGAGCACCAACACTGATCAAATTTCTAGTCACATCAATGGCAGCCCCAAATTGCTCTTTGTTAAAAACTTGAGTTTCTAAATCTTGTGTGTAAACATAATTGCCCAATGTACCAACAACAGTTTTATCCAACAACGGTTCAAATAAGAATGCAGCTCCACTGTTAAAAATAGTATCAACAAACAAAGTTGAACTGGCATCAATAGTGGTTTTGTTGGCATCAAATACGGTAGATTCCTTGCCAGAACTGATAGATCCACTCACTGCCAATATCATTGAATCGCTGGAAATTTTGACTGCTGAACCAAAATTACCAGAGGCTGCACTGGGATTATTGATGTATTGATTGAACACATATGCCCCACCAGAATAAACATATCTTTCTACTGTTCCGTTGGCTGAATTTGTGTGAGTGGAGCCAGGAACGCCAATGAATAAATTTCCAGACAATCTGTCAACATCTAAACTTGCACCAAAATTTGCATTTGAATTTTTTGTTTGACTTGATAGTGTTTGAGATTGATTAAAGACCGTACCAGATCTATTGTAAACATATACATTTCCATTGTTCACTGCAGAATTGGTAGCAGCAGGTGCACCAATATAAACATTGGCCCCGGTGTTGTTTGTTCTAACTGTTTGGCCCACGGTACCAGTGCCTGTAAACTCCGGATGAAGTGTTGCAATTTGTGAATACGCTGCAGAAGACCCAAAGGTAGTTGTAGTGTATGCCTGCACCACGTTGCTGCCGGGTTCTCCAATGTACAACCACTTTTGATCCAGGCTCATTGCAATACTAGTACCAAATCGTCCAGCTGCATTTGGAGACTGTATGGTTTGTATTTTTGTTATTGTATTTGCTGATGCATTGTGCAGGTATACTGCTACAGTAGCAGCTGCAGGAGCTCCAACCACTAGTAAATTTCCCTGAGACTCCACTGTAGATCCAAAGCCAACACAGGTGTTTGATACTGTTATGTTTGCCAAACTGGAATTTATAGCATTTGCAAAAACTTGTTGACTACCAGGACTACCAGTGTAAACATAACTGGTTACAGTATTAATTTTAACAGCAGAACCAAAGTAACTGTTGGTGCTGATAGTGCTAGGTGTGATGTTACTGACAGTATTTGACAACCAAGGACGGTTATAGGTGTACACTCCCCAGCCATCAGCAGTGGCATTGTTGACCCATACTCGATCATTGTTTACCCAGCCAGCCAATGGTGTAATATTGGCAATGTTGGCAACAGAATTGACCACCATTGATTTTAATGCATACACTGTGCCGGTGGCAGTCAATGGGCTGTTTTGTACCAAATATAATAAATTATTTCCGTTGCCAGGAGGTATAATAACAGTCACTGATGTACTGTTTGGAACATTTATGACTTTATAAACTCCATTGTAATCACCATAGATAGTGTTAAAATTAGTTAATACAATGGTGTCTCCTGGAGCAAAATCGTGAACGCCATCAAAATTTAATTGTCCGTATGCATTTAATGCATATGACAATAGAGTTGCTGTCAAACGAGTCTCTGTAATTCTGAATACATTCCAATGATTATTGGAATCTTTTGCTACCCATAATTTATGCCCGGCACCCACTGATAGCACATCTTTTGATGTTGCCAAAGCAATGTTAAATAGCCGAGCATCAATGTCGTCTAAATGTACATAACCTGCAGTGGGCAAATCTGACATGTATTGAATGTCGTTGCGATTATCATATAAAGATGTTGTTGTGCTGGTTAAATTACCAGCGGTGTAAATATTTGAATTTGCAGAGGCCGCATTGCCGTTTAACTGCACAATAATATTACCTGTTGCATAAACATTTGATGAAGTAAATGCAATAGGATTTGTATTAAATATTGACTGGTCTAAAATAAATTCTTTATATTGATTTCTAGAAAAATCACCATATTTACCAACTAAAAATCCCCATTCTTCATAGGTAGATATGGTACCTTGTACATTATCAAATTCAGCTTTTGTAAGTGCCTGAATTGAGTTCACTGATCCTTTTTGTTTTACAAATCCTTGATAGAATTTTGTTTGATTAGGAACACTGATGCCCAGGTCGGTCAAATAAGGACGCTCTCTGAATCCAATCAATCCAGCACTGAATAACTGTAGATTTTTTTCTTGTGGCGGACTGTCGACATCGTAGTAATTTATAAATTTTTGTGCATTATGGCCAAGACTGGGCAACAGACCAGTTTGAATATCTGAGTACTGTATCTGTACCCACTGAGTAACATCAAATTTTGAATTGGCTGGAATATCTGCAGGTGCAGTGTAGTAATTACCCCCAAAGGTAATAATATCCCCGACTTTGTAGTCGTAATTTATTTGCCACTGTAGTATGGTTGGGTTGCTATACACATAGCCAGTGGCCGACAACATACCATTCCAAGCACCAGTTTTTTCGCCAGTCAATTTTAATCTATACTGTCTGGTTCCTTGGCTGGGAATATATATAATATCTCCAAAGTTATCTACATTGTCAAATATCAGTACGTGTTCGTACTGAACCAAATTCAATCTTGCAAGACACACACTGGTACCATTTATTATGTTTAGAGTAAAAACGTTAGTGGGATTGGTCTGTGAGGGATCAAATATACTTTCTCGAACCACTGTAATAGAACTGGTTTTGATAGGTGTAAAATTTTGATCTAATAGTCTACAACCATTGACAGAATTTGTTATTTCATCAACTACAGTATATGTAGATAGCAGTTTTAATTTGCTTGTGACTGGATTTAATACTATTATTGTATTATTTTCCCATCCCTGTTGTGCCCAATATAAAAATTCTTCAGCACTGAGAATAAAATCTTGTTGTCTTGCTAGGTTTGAATTATAATCAGTCAATACAAAACCAACTGCGGTCAAATATCGTTGATAACTTACCAAAAAGTCAACAACTTGTTGAGCAGTGGTAAACTCAGTTCCGTAAGGTATTGCCGTAACTGTTGACAAATGCTCATTGTAAATTTTTGCTGATATATTACCAACAGTAATAGAACTACTGTTATTATTTGATATACTAGGAATTATATTAAAAAACGGATTACCGGCATCAAATCCACTGACCGAATAACCTCCAACAACTTTCTCAACTATGACTCCGCTGTATACCAATGAGCTGACTGGAACAGATTTACCTAAATAAACATTATAATTTTCATTGGGTATGATAACTGATGCATTTTTTGAACCAGGAGTTGTTTGCTCTGCCGACACTGTTATCAATGATTTATCAGTGAACCCTGCTACTTTATAAGATAGTTGTACTGACATATTTTTAAAATACTCAGCAACTCGTACTGTTGGATCTATTCCAAGATTTTTAACTGCATCTGCAATCCAATTTATATATCCTGAAGTTCTATTTATTACTCCGTTGACTGTTAGCCCGTTGACAGTCAACATAGAAGGAGTAATTTTACTATTGTTATTTGCACTGAATTGTCCAGTTACATTATTTTTATAAAACAAACTGTTATCAAGTTGAGTTGCAAAATATTCGGCAGGTTTTGCCAATGCAAATGCAACCTGCATTGCATAAGGAAAATCGCTACTATTTCTCCAGGCATTTTCTACAGGACCTTGTTGTCCTATTGCAAAACTACCATTGGTATATTTGCTACTAAATTTGGAATATAAAGGAATGCTGCTGGGATCTAGCAAGTTGCCTGATTGGTCAACTGGAATAAATTTGTTCAGTCCTGGTCTGACAAATCTTGCATCTGTGTACGGTGAGCCAGCATTGTAAACATAACCTGCTTCCAGATCTTCCCACATTGTGGTATTGCCAGATGTATACGGTGCTGGTCCGTAACGATTAATCCACCAATTGGGTATACTGCTGAATCCCAACATTTCCCAGGGTGCTAGATTAGGTCTATCTGTATCAAACCAATAACGGTATATGGCACGCCACGAACCTGGCAGCGTGGTTCCGTTGACAGAATCCGGCAGGCCGGCATAATTCCAGGTCCAGGGATTTGTTGAATCATAATACGTATTTGCTGTGTAGTCAACAGAATTACTACCTATCCAGTGTAAAAAGTTTTTAGATAATAACTGATTAAATTCTGCCAATGAATAATCACTGGATCTGAATCTGCCTGGAATAATATCGTAACGATTTAGCTCATTGAAGTTATAATTTATTTTAATATTGTTGTAAATTCTTAATTCAAGTTCCAATAGATATTGATCTCGGAAATCATTGAACGCAGGTGTGATTGATCCGTCATGACCTTTGACCATATTCACCGGAGTTTGATAAGTGTTATCTAAATAGATCTCAGGTTGAAATTTTGGATATAACCCCAGCTTGCTGGGAGTTTCTGGAATGTAGTTGCCATCTGTATTAAAATAATCTCTGATTACAACAGTATCTCCCACTGACAATGCAATGTTAACAGTAACTGCAGGAATTTGCTGACTAAACGCATAGTCAATTCCAGACACCAATTGAACTCCGTTGTGGTAAATTATCACTGCACGATTGCTCAACACTGAATTATTAAAAATTGAATTTAATTCATAATTTTTTTGATTGGCATTCAACACCGTGTATGTTAGAGTAGTAAAGTTCCCGCCTTGGGGAACCATATCACTGTAGTACCATGGAAAACTACTGTTCTTGGTGTTGTTGATAATTTCTAGTATGGTATCTACACCAGTGGTTGGATTGTTATAATCTAATGTTGTCAATGACGCACATAAACTTAAAAACTTGTTTTTAAATCTAGTATATTCTTTTCTTGCAAGATCAATGCCGTTGATAAAATTAATAGTTGGATCGTTTAAAAAAGTTGCAGAATATATAACAGGGCTGCTTTGCTGTGCAATGGTACCGCCTTGTGCTTTTAAATATACATCCTGTGTGACTCTTGATCCAGAGTAATTTTCAATCAATTTATTATAATGAGTACGAACTTGTCCCAATGTCAAAGTTGAAAATGTTTCGTTCAATGGATTTAAATCCAAGTTGTCAGGTATCTTATAATAGCCCAATGTACTGGTGCTGCTGCTGTATATTTCAACATCAATTTTATCTCCAATGGCTGGCAAAGAAAATAATTGTATAACATGATAAACACCGTACGGTGCTACAACATAATCAGTGTTGATTTTTAATAGTTTATTATTTAAAAATACCTTTAGATAAGGTACTGATTTTTGATCAGAGTCAGGCAATACATCAATTTGTACAAATGCAAATTGATTGTTATCAATGGTTAGTACGTGTCCGTCGTAAAATTTAGTAAAAATTTGATATTGAATAGTAGGTTCTATGTTCACTACCCAATTATTTTCTTTAACAACGCCAGTGTTTGTATTGATTGCAAAATATCCACTGCTACAATTAACTGTTACACTGGCGTTGTTTTCTGTATATACAAATGTGTCAGTATCATAATAGTTATTGAACACTATGTCGCCAACATTATTAAAAGTTTGGTAAACCAAAGGAAATCCCAGCACAGAGTCGCTAACAGTACCTGTTTTGCGAGCATAGCTAAAAATTTGACTGCCAGCAAATGTGCTGGAAGGATAAACAGTTGTGTTGCTAAAACTATAACCATTGGCATCAATTAAATCAAACAACGGAGCTTGGTTGACTGATGTTTTTTCTTGTCCTTGGTGCCAGTGTGTACCGTCAAAGTAATAGCTAATTCCTTTATTGTTGCCGCGCACTACCAACACATTTGTTCCAGTTGTAATTCTAATTCCTGTGTCGACCAATCTGATAAAATTAGATCCATTGATAACATCAATTTCAACAGAATAAATTTTGTGTATGATGTTGGTATCGTAGTCGTTTGCAAACAATATAGTGTCACCTGGCATTAAAGTAGTACCGTTGACAGTAACTGTGGTCTGACCTTCAACTTGATTAAATGCGTCGGTGGTGGTTGTTCCAGTGCCGTCACTGATTGTGCCATTTTTTGTTGCAGTAAATGTAGTACCAACAGTGTTGGCGGCAGCACCAAAACTGGTAAAATTTGTTGTACCTGTGGATAAAATATTGTAAGTACCGCCACTGGTGATATTTGCAACAGGATTTGCAAATATCACAACATCAACATTGTTGATAGAACTGCTGCCATAGTTAAATAATTGCAGATTAGGATCAAATTCTATAATAGGCCTACGTGCCGGAATATTGGATCCATAGTCGATCAACGTTTGATTATACTTTGCAGTGGCAATCAACACATCTTTATGAAACCAACGATTATATCTACTCCACCCATTTTGATCTCTACTGCTGCGATTTATTGTAATATAGTCTGGTGCGGTTCCAATATCAACACCATACGGTTCTGACACCACCAATTGGTCAACTGGAGTCAAAGATATGCCGGTGCCTACTCCTTCAACATAATATTCAGCATTGGCATAAGCTGCTGGCGTGACACCGGTATCAAATGCAATTTTGATACCATTTGTAAAAATAACACCATTGGGACTGGTATAACCAGTTTGCCCAAGTATGTCTCGATCAACATTTATTGTTGAGCCACTGAGTTTAATTTGACCAATAAAGTCAGGGTTGCTACTGTCTTGATAATAAAGATATTCAGCAGTGGCAGTAACTGCTGGAACTACTTTGGTATTGTAATTGCTGTCAATCCAAAACTGATTTCCAGAGTAACCCAATCCTGATCTTACAAAAACTTTTTGCTGTGGTGCAACTGCATACTCAGGATGCAGTTGCATAACATAATCTGTGTTGGGATCTATAGAATTAACAGCAACCAAGGAAATAATCCAACCTCCAACACGACTGGCAATAGGTATTATGGATCCTGGACGTATGTCGCTAGTGTCCAGTCCGGACAGTCCAGTGGGCATTGCCGGAGTAGTCCATACTATATCATCTTTGTTGTTGTTGATAAAAATAAATGTTTTGCCGGCAAATTGATTTTTGATGCCGTCTAGTCCATTGGGAAATTTGGCCAAAAATGTACTCAGCAATTGATTTTGTATATCTGTATATGCAACATCGTCAACTGCAACATCAACTTTGGCAGCCAGTGGCATGTTCAAATAAAAGTCCTGAGCAGTTTTCAATGGAACTTTGAATGTGACAACTCCTGAATCTATGCCGTTGTTGGTTACACCAAAAATTGTTCTACTAGATAATGTAGGGACTCCGGGCACAGTGCCCGATACTCCTGGGTGGCTTTGTATCCAAAATTTGTATCCTGGCTGATCAATTTTAAATGTATAGGTTCCGCCACGTGCCAGGGTCAATATGGTGTTGGGTTGATTTCCCAGGGTTGAAAAAATATATCCGTTGTCGTTTGTGTCACGTGTAACTGTATAATCTGCTTGGTAAGGAACTTGATTTCCGTAAACACTAACTGCATCAGGTCCATTGGATAACCAATAATAATTGTAATAATTTACAAATTTATCATAGTTAAATTTACTGTCGTAACTGTAACTTTCAGAACTAAACAATCGTTGATGATTGTTGTTTAATCCATAATTACTGGCAATGCTGTGCAATAAATCAATGTAATTGGATTTAAAAATAACTTCATTTTTCTTATTTTTTACAACAACAGATGGTTCAAGTTGATAATGTTTTCGTTGATTATTGATTTCAGGAACATAGTTATCACCCAATTTGTAGGTAGGTGCAAAGGTACGGCCAATATATCCATTTAGTGTTACATTGACTGAGTCAGCTACCAGCTGATCCATGGTTGAATTCAAAAATGCCTTGTTGGCATCAGTTCTAAAGACTTCTGGTAAAAAGTTAATTGTGTTAAACAGACTCATTAATATGTTCCCACCAAAGGATTACCCAAGTTAAGTTGTGCAGCTGTTACTGCACTTACAATATCAATGTCATTGATAGTGGCTGCACTGGTTATAATTTCCCAGGGCTGAGAGTTTATTTGAAAATAATTTCCAAATACCAATCCAGTGTTTGCGGGAGTAATAAGTATGCTTGCCAAATTTGGAGCAAGCATTGTGTGTAAGTATGCGGCTAATTCGCTAAAGTAAAATGTATCGCCAAAATCCCAATGGGATACATCAAAATATTTGTTAATTGCAGCAATAATTTGGCTCTTCATTTCGTTTGCAGTAATGCTTGATGTAGGATTGATTACAACTTGAAATCTTGCTCGTAGACTTGGATCAGCTTTGGTGCCGAACAAAGGTTTAAATTGTGCTGGATTATAGATAAGAGTATCACTGATTGCTTTGTAATTGTCCAATGTACTGTATGCTATTTCCAAGCTACTGCTGGTAGGCAAAGTTGGTTCTGTCAGAGTTCCGGTCAAGTCTCGCAACCATTCGATATAACTAGTGGTATAATCTGCAGTCAATATATAAACATCCATGAGATTGACAGGAGTAGGGTCTATTCTATTTCTACTTGGACTGTTGTGTTGCCACTGGAAATACAATCCTGCTCTTGATGCAGCAGTTGCTGCAACAGTTGTATATAGATCTGGGTTGTCTGGCACATTCTCAACTTGTGTACTAGAAAATTTTACCAAAATTTGATTTGAACTGGCATATCCTGCTGTATCATTTATTGTATTATAAATTTGCCATGATATGTCTGTGCCAATTGGAATATTGTTGTT